TCCAACCAATTAGTATTCCTGTAATAAAGAATAATAATGTAACAAAAGAACCTATGATTAAACTAATCTCTACTGTCATCTTTGTCTCCGGAGGATAGTTTTTTTACATTCAATGAGAATGCAAAGTTAATTTGTATTTCTCTTTTAAAGAAATTAAACAACCGATCAAATTGTATTTGAAAGGTTTTAGGTTTCTTTTTACCTCCTCTTAAGATGAGTTCCACCCCACGATCGAAATGGATGTTGGTATTATTTAGTGGATCAGGCAACCTTTTGTTGCTCTTTGAGGAATTTAACTGTTTCAACTGATCCTCCTAATTTTTTTCCGTCACAAGACACTTGAGGAAATGTAGCTCCCTCTCCAAATTCTGCAATAAATTCTTCCCTTGTAAAGTCTTCTCCTAAATTATAGACCACATATGTACAACCTGTCAACCTCAACACTGTCTTTATTCTCTCACAATAATCGCATCCTTTCCTTGAGTAAACGGTAAAGTTCATATAACCCTTAAAATAGTAATTTATAATTTTAATGTTTTCTTAGTATATCATGAACCCTCAAGGGCAGCAACCTTTGCTTCCAATGTCTCTATCTTTGCCATGGCTGTTTGTAATGCACCTACGACATCTGGCATGAATACGTTATAACCAAGTGATTGAAGATCATCAGAACCATCTGCTTTCTTTGCATCTTTAGTTCCAATTACAGCTTCGGGTATAACAGATTGAACTTCATGAGCAATCCATCCTTTAATATCTGTGGCTTCTTCACCTTCTTTATTAATATCAAATATTTTTACAGGTAATGCTTTTATATTATCCCAACCAGATGTATAATTTCTGATGTTTGTTTTTACTCGATAATCAGATATTGAACCTACAATAGCTGAAGATCCAAAAGATGACCCTGCTATTAATGCACCTCTATCGTGACCACCTACAATAAGATGTATCATATGACTCTGTACGTTTGAAGCTGCATTTGGTTTTCTTAACTGCATTGCTGGAGTGCCTTGTACAGAAGTGTTATTAAGTCTTACCATTTCCTCTGACTCAACATAAAACTGCAACACGTTTGAACCGTGAGAGTACTTAATCATTCCTGCATCGGGATCTCCTGATTGAGCAAAACAGATCCTACCGTCTTGACCAGTATGGTTTAATATAGAAATACCTCGGTTAACACCACTGTTACTAGCACCTATAACTAATTCATCAGCACTTCCATCGGCAGTAAAGGATGAATTATCTCCTATACGGACTGAACCACTTGATGTGATGCGAAGATAGTTAGTATTACCAACATTAAATCTCAATGAATTATCACTATGATAAAATTCAATTGCCCCTGCATATTGAGCAGCACCAGAAGTTGCATCAGAGAAAAATATATTTCCTGTGTTTGAAGTTCCTGAACGAATAGTTATTCCAGTATTACCACTGGTTGCAACAGTTAAATCATCAGCATTACTACCACCAGCATCAATGGTTCCAATCATCACTCGGCCAACTGAGTCGATGCGAAGTCTTCTAGTTGTGTTTGTTTGAAAATCCATACTATCGTTACTGTGCGTATATAAGATAGACCCTGCAACAGCACTAACACCACTTAGACCATCAGCAAATGTTAAGCGACTTTCACTTCCATCAGTGCTACAGAGAGTTATTCCCTTCTTACCTGAACCTGATACTATGAGATCATCTGTATCTGCATTACCTCCACTGGTAGCTCCAAGTAATACCTGACCAGTTGATAAGATGCGAAATCTTTCTGTGCCAGAGGTTGGCTCTGATCCAGCTGTCTGACCATTACGAATGGAAAAAACACCATCATTTCCATGAACTAAACTAGTTTGATTATTTGCGTTGCTATTAGAAATTGCTAAAGAAGTTGAGGAAGATGCGCCCTGTGAATTTATTCTGACTCTATGATTCTGTGCAGCATTTGATGAGTCCATCAATGCAATCACATTTCCACTAGAAATCGTATTAGTAAGACCTACAGATTGAACCGCACCACTAAAAGTTCCTGTGGTTCCTGATACAGTTCCCCCACTTAAATTACCAGAAAAAGTTGTTGCAGTTACAACACCAGATATTACCTGTGAACCACCTACGATATAGATGTTACCTACCATACCACCATGTGATGTGCATTGATAATATAGTTGTGCAGGTGCATCGTGTTGAACATTGAAAACTACATTACCTGTTTGTGCACCATTATTAGTAACTCCATCACTATAAGCTGCTCCACCATTTGCAACACGAATTTGAAACGGATGTCCACTCGCATTCATTTTAAAAACATATCTTTGTCCTCTGACCAAATAGATGTCTGGATTATCCTCTGCTCCATCCTGTCCGGGGCCTGTAAATCGATATGAAGAAGCACCATTATTAACTACATCCCATGATGAATGTGGATTTGCATTTGCTGGTATTGTGATTGTGGATACACCTGAACAATTTATTTGATCAGCACCAAGAGTTCCATTTATATCAATACCATAAGTTTCTGTAGATAATCTTTCTGTACCCGCATGAAATAATTTTGATCCGTTCGCAACTCCCTCATATAATTTGGTGCCTGAAGCATTTCTAATAGTTGTAATACCAACTATATCGACGTTATCTAAATTAGTCGTACCATCTACATCAAGGTTGCTTCCTATAGTGCAGGACGTACTTATCGCAACGGTATTTGCGTTGAGATTTAAATTATTCGGACTCGTGACTGTTGGTGTACCTGAAGCATTCAGTAGATTTAATTCCTTTACACCAAAACTTTTATCTGCCATTATGAACTCTCTCCATTATCATATTCATATACGATTAAGTTTGTTGTATCACCACTTTGACCCGATGGCACTCTTCCAAAATATACCTTTGAACGATGAGCATTCCAACAAAGTCGATAGACGAGTGAACCTGTTGTATTAGGTCTATCTCTAAAGAAAATTTGTATCCTTGTATTTAAATCATCATCAACACCGATTCCCTCTGACCATCTTCCATGACTTCTTATAGTTGAGAAACTCGAACCACCATTTGTAGACCTCTGAATACTTAAACCAGCATATCCACCAGTATCGGTATGTCCACCGGGGTTAGTATCAGTATGTAATTGTGCTTGTCCTGTTATCCAAAAAACACTATTCGTACTATTTGGAACTCCCATAGTTACTCGAAGATCGGAAACACCACTCTTAGTAAAATTTTGATCTGATAAATCACCAGTGCTCGCAGCGTTTGTAGGGATCATACTTGCTTGTTGCGATTGGATGTATCCACCCATTCTCTTGGCTGTTGAACCGTTTGTTACATAAAGGGGCATTAGGATATCTCCTCCATCTTTATTTTAAATTTCTTACCGTTCAATCTATTTATTATATAAAGGTCATCTTTACCCTCTTGAATTGTCCAAGATCCTTGAGTGCCATCGACATCGTTTGTATCCCCATTCATGTTTGATAAGTTCAAGTCATTCATATAAACATTTCTCCATCCCTTTGCAGTCGATCCTAAATCTTGTGTATTATTAGCATACGGTGTTACATGTCCCTCTTTACTAATTATCAATTTAGCAGAATGTGAACCATTAGTTGTTCCTATTTCAAATCTACCATTTATAGTGCTTCCACTTACACTGTCAGCGTAAGCTCTAAGAGTCACAGCGTCTAAAAAATTACTTCCATCAGAACCTCTAAATATTATCTCTCCAAGTTTATCACTAGTTACGACAGTTGTCATACTCTGGTCTGAAGTTCCCCTTGATCTGTTAAAATCAAGCAAGGGGGCAATACTAGCATTTGTGCCAGCATAATTTGTCATCGACATTCCAGTATACGCTGCAGTTCCAACAATGCCCAATTTATTTCCTAAACGAATATTTTGAGATTCGTTAGATGATCCTATAAGTAAATTATTATTTCCTGTGATGCGAAGTGCCTCTACACAAGTATTAATTGACGGTGTAGTATAAAATATATGACCAGTAGTATGAGAACTTACAAAAGCGAGACCACTAGCACTTGCGGTAATTCCTGAAGAATCACCATTCGCACCATTATGATATAATTTTAATTTTAAATTCGCATTTGTAATTGAAGCGTTAGCTGTATATTGACCACCAAGATCAACAGTGAGAGGGTCTGTTGTAGATGTAGAAGTCGTGCCACCAATGTTTATATCTCCAGCACCTGTGATAGTTACTTTTGCATCGGCACCATTTGTGTACCACCGATGAGACGTATCACTAATCATTTGTCTATAGAAGAAATTAGAGGCTGCCTCTAAAAGAACATCATTTTCTCCTGTACGATACATTAATCTACGATTTGCACCGCTTCCTAATCTTACAGTTGCATACGTTGAATTTGACCCTGTAACATCAACAATATTATTAAAAGTTGATATTCCACTTGCATTAAATTTATTTACTTCTAAAGTCGCGACACTGTTTATCGTAACAGATGTGCCACTTCCGATTGGTGATATATTGTCAACGCTTAAAATACTCATACGATCCTCCATTCACCCTGTACGGTGACTGTGTATCCGGGTGAAATTTTTGTTGTTCCAGCACTGACACCATTTGTGCCAGATGGTATTGTCACGTTTTCATCTATCGTATTTTTGAATGCCTTAATGACACCATAAGTATCTATCCACTGCTTACTATGATTTGCAGTAATGATATCCTTAAATTCCGTGCTTGTTGATCTTGAATCAACTGTGTTTACAATTAGTTTTGTCATACTATTACCCACTCTCCGTTTACTGTGACAGTGTTACCTGAACTAATTGAAACAGGCCCTGTGGATAATCCATTTGTACCTGAAGGTATCGTCACACTTTCGTTTATCGTAGCACGATTAGTTTTTATTACACCATAAGAATCCACCCACTGCTTGTCACCATTCGCAGTGATTGTATCTTTAAACTCAGTGGTTGAGGTTGAGTCTATTATGTTTGCTCTTAAGGTTGACATTTATATTTTTTAGTTATTTATGAAGGCTTAGTTGGCCAAGAGAATTTAGATTCATCTATGATACCTCTTGTTATGAAAACAGGAGTTACTGTCTTTGTGATATCTCTTAACTCTTGTCGGTATGTCGCCCACTCTGCTTTCTTGGAGGTAGATATGCCACAGTCATCAATACGAGTCCAATCAGATTCTAATAATTTTTTATTTCTCATCTGACGAAATACTATCATCTCTTCAGTTTCTACTGATGATAGATATGAATCAAGTTTTGCCTTTGTTGGTTTCGTAGATGAATCTAACCACTCTAGACTATCGTAACTATCTTGATCATTTCCATCAATTCTTAAAATCCATTTTGATGATGAATAATATTGTCTTAATACGTCGCTGTAATTTGCCATAATGTCTCCTAAGTTGATACTTCATAAATGGTGATTGAATGTTCACCGTGTCCATAGGATATCTCCCATGTACCACCACTCCATCCTTGTCCCCAAGGACGGAATCTTCTTGTTCCAGTGTATGAATCAATTTGTCTCATACAGAATCCAGTGTAATGGTGGTTTACTCCATCGTTTTTATAGAAGAAATCCATTGCGTTTCTTTGAACCATACCATCTACGTCAGTATAACTACTTCCATTATCAGTTGAAACTTCAATACCATATGAGCAACCGTGCGCTGCAATTATTCTTGTGTGCATTCGAGTCATAATAATAAGTTTTGAGTCTGAGCGTATAGGAGTAAAATTAAGAGTGATAAGACTACTTGCCCTAGTATTTGATGCTATTGAGCTATAAGTATCTGCGTTGGGGTCATATCTATCATATCCTACCTGTATAATAGTTCCGATCGGTGCTCTTTTCCAAGTTCGATTACCATAAAATCCTAATACAATATCACTATAAGCACCATTTGTATTCGTTCTATCAATTTGTAAAGCATCAGTTGGGCCGTTATGAGCTATTCTATATGCTCCAGATGGACTTCCTCCCGATGCATGAATTCTTATTGCAGCATTGTTAGCAGTATTTCGTACGAATATTCCTTCATCATTAGTATCATTATAAGTATTAAAATCTCCTGATGAGGTGATTATCACTCTGTTACTGACTGAAGCACCCGTTGCAAATCTTAAAGTAGAACTGTTAGTATCAGCGTATATGTTAGCAACACCGTTGCCATTTTGATGAGTGAATTTAATTCCCGGTTGAGATCCCACACCACCATTATTTTTTGCTTTTATTTCTATTGTCTGACTGTTTCCTGATTCCTCATAAAGAGTGAGACGACTACTTGATGCTGTTGGCACAGTTCCAATACCAACGCCCCCAGTTGCGTTAAGGTGCATTCTTTCAGTTGTGGTTGTCGATTCACCTGTGTAAAAACCCATGTGATTGACACCAGCACCAGCACCACCATGTATGAATATAGCGTTAGATAATCTTCCTACATTATCAATCATTTTTAATGCACCATGTGCATAATTACCAGTTCTTCTTCCACCCTGAATTGCAAGTCCTCTATCATTTCCATGATTGATAACAATCATTGCACCAGTGCTATCTGCATCAGTACCTGCCTCAAATCTTGCGATTAAATTATATTCTCCTGTGGTATCAGAAGCACCACTTCCATTAACATGTAACACAGGTGTGTTTTGAGAGTCACCTGTTGCTAAATCACCAGCAGATGGAGTCGTTGCGTTTATACCGATTGAACCATCAGATGTGATGGTCACTCTTCTACTTGAACTTTGAGCATAGTAACTACCTGCAACTCCTCCCGTCCAAATTTCAAAGTTTGTGTTTGAGTGTCTTATTCTTGCAGATCCACCATTATCAGCTAAAACAATATCCGCATTTCCATCACCTGATTTAATAGCAAACTGGTTGTTATCATTACTATGAACGGTTAATATATTGGTAGGAGAGGAACTATTGATACCAACTTTTCCATCTGATGTGATGCGAACCTTCTCACTACTATTAATATTAAAACCTAAAACTCCTGCAGCTGGTCGATTTATATTTGTATCTGCATCTATGTCAATCCCTGCTGCACTAAAATGAAATTTTGAAGTAGAACTCATAGAGATACTACTTGCAAATGATACTGACGATATACCAGTATCTGCCTCTATCGTATTTACAACTAACTTACTTGTCATGACTAAGTAATTTCCATAATTGTGAGTGCAACGTCTAAACTGTTTGCAACATCACTTTTTGCAGTAAGCGTATCTGTGGTTTCTAAAACTATCTTATTTCCTTGCATGAATTCTAATGAAGATCCTTGAGGAATTGGAACATTCTTCATTAAATGAACATCGTCTGTCGATGCCCTTGTTATACCTATACCAACATTTATATTATTACCAGAAACATTTGACGCAGTGATACCGATGACCACAGTGGTTGTTGAAGCGGGAACCACATATACACCTGTTGTAGTCACACCGACACTTGCTTTTGTTTTCAGTTTAAAGGTGTTTGCCATTTGTGTTTATCCTAATGCTATTGCGAGAGCAGTCACATCATCAAGTGATGCTCCACCTCCTCCACCTCCAGTTACAGAGGCATTTATAACCGCGATACCTCCACCAACAGTTGGAGTGACATTGTTATTGAAGTTTAAGGTGGTAACGATTCCAGCTGGAGTTCCGTTATTTTGTATAAAGACACCAGTTGCAACTCCTACACCAGCGACTCTAACTTCAGTCCTACTATTTATGTCACCTACTACATCGAGTTTAAAGCCAGGATTAGTCGTTCCAATACCAACGTGTTGATTAGAATCTTTTACGTTGATTATTGAACCTAATTGTGAGAGTTCTCTATTACGTGCCATTATATCTTTTTAGTTATTTATCCTATGAGATGACCATGAAAAAATGTATGTGGATTACCTGCATTTCCTCGCCAATATGTAAGAGCATAGTCAGCTTCCATATATACTTTTGCACCTACATCACAATATATTGTTACCGTGGCAGCGGATTGATGGTCATTAAGGTTAACACCATTCTGATGCCAACCAGCAAGAGCAACTATTGTGCTATCTCTCCATATCTCCCATCTTGCATGGTTTCCAGTTCCAGATCCGTGCTTTAACCATACTTGTCCACCAAAGAAATAATATCCAGCGACTGGACAAACGAAATGATATATATTTGACCCAGATGTTTTATAATGACCACCATTATTATGAACAACTGTATCAAATGGTAATATATTAGCTGCGGCTGTTGTCTGATCACCACCATTCATAGTCACAAAAAATGCAGGGTGTGCTGGTTTTGTTACATACCCATTTGTGTTAATTGTGAGTCTTGTTGTGTCATTAGTAGTTAAATTTAAATTGTGATTAGATCGTGTTCCGATACTACTTGCACCATGAGTTTGTGATGCAATCATCTGTAAAGTAGTTGATCCACTCGTAACTAAATTAGCTACGTAAGTGCTTGCATTATAAGTTGAGAGAACTGTTGTACCTGAACCAAAAGTGGATGGAGTCCCACCACCGACTCTTACATCTCCATTAGATGAGATGCGAAGTCTTTCGGTAGGTGTCGCTGCACCATCTGCTGTTGTAAGAAACTCTAATCGTCCGGGCATGTCTGCTGTTCCCGGTGTGCCATCCACACGACCCTGTATTAGAGCAGCTGGGCGAAAATGTGTTCCATCTGAACCTGCAAAATTTATTCCACCTAATCTATCACCACTTTGAACAACTGTGTATCCACCTACAGTTGCTGCTCTATGTTTTGCTAATATTATTTCTGCACCAAATGCATTGTTTCTACCAAAAGTTAAAGATATATCGTTCTGTTCATCAACATTTGCTGTTTCAAATTGAAATTTCGGTGTTGCACCATTACCATTACCGTTTTTAAATCTGTTACTTGCTGAACCTGTTCCAACCAATAATTGTCCTGTGGATGTAATGCGAAGTCTTTCATCTACTCCACTACCAGTAGCAAGTAAGAAGTTACCTGAACTATCTGTTCCAAAATAAGATTTTACTGATGAATTATTTCCAGCAAGTCCCACTACATAATTATTATTTGTACTCTTAAGATCTGCAACTACACTTGTTCCTGTTACAATAAGATCATCTGCAACAACAGATCCAGTTACATCTATTCCCGTATTCGTAGTAACAAATTTTGTACTATTATTGAAGTTTAATGTTTGTGCACCACCAGAAGAAAATATTGCTGACGTTTTATTACCTGCTAAATTTTGTATTTCTAATGTTCCAGATCTAAATCTTAAATTACCAGTTCCTTGATCATCGACATAACTATGATTTCCGTCATGATAAATTTTTAAATCTTGAGAATTTCCGAAATATGCACCTATATTATCATTGAAAGAAAGACTTGTGCCACCACCAACTATACCTGAAAGATTTGATCCATCTCCATAATAAGAATTAGCGGTAACAACACCGACGTTTAATATTGCTGTAACACCAGCACCTACTGGTATTAAAGGATTTGTTGTTCCAATACCAACGTGGCCTCCATCAACCTGAGAGACTCCTCCTGTCCCAGAATTGTGTAACCATTGATTGAAACGAATATCTGACATTATATTTTTTAGTTATTTATCCAACAAGATGACCACCGAAGTAGTAACCATTTGAACCATGAAATGATTGTCCTCCAGTGACTACCTCCACTCTCTGTCCTGCAGTAAGATAACAAGTACAGTGCATTGAAATCGAAGGCCCATATTGATTTGTTGGTTGATTTCGATATCCATATTGCCTTGTAAGTGAGAGAGCACCACTACCATTAGAGTTTGTTCGTCTTATAATAACTTCAAAGTAACCGCTGCTTTGATTGACTTGGAAAAATCCATGAAAATGAAAAGTATATATTCCATCTACAGGTGCATGGAATCTTCCACTACTTACATCAAGATGACCACCATTATTATAATATCCATTACCAGATGTATTATATGGTAAAGTTCCAATTATACTATTACCAGCACCAGTATGATTTGCGAAAAATGCAGGTGTTGCTGGTTTTGTAACGTATCCAGCAGGTGAAATCTTAAGTCTTTCTGCAATTGAACCACTAGAAGGTTTAGTCCATATTGATATAGCACCATTTGCAGTTAAGTTTGCAATATCAACCCTTCTAGCACTGTTACCAGCATGTACAACTAAATCAGCCTGACCTGATGTACTGGATGTAATTCTTAAACAAGGTGCAGCAGTTCCACCAATATGGAATGTTCTTTGTGCTCCACCAAAAAGTCCTGAATATGCTGGAGTAAGACCCAAACCCATATTACCACCAGCATCTATTTGCATCCTCTCAGTCAAGCCCGAAATAGAACCTGAATCAGCACCAGTATAGAATCTAAGAGCAGAATTAGTTTCCATCCCAATAGCAGATTCAAACTTACCTGAACCAGATCTTTGGAACGCCATAGCAGGTGCATCATTAGCACTAATAGTTAATTGAGCGTCAGTAAGTGGCGACGTGCCCCCGATTATTACTCGGCCACTTGAGTCGATACGCATAGTTTCTACAAGTGATCCAGAATTTGTCTCATGAAAACTTAATCCACCTTTAGTTTCGATACCCATCCACGAATATTTTTTGTAAACAGTTTCATTATTTGATGTGACCATCAAGCCATCATTAAATGCAGAAGTATTATTATTAGCACCTTTTATCCTAAATCTTGCGTCTGATATTGCACCAGCAATACCCAAGCCCATATTACCACTTGAGTCGATGCGAAGTCTTTCACCTGCATTAGTACCAAAAGTCAAATAATCACTAGTATGAGTGTATTGTATCCATCCACGATATTCATCAGCACCTGATGTACCATCAGAGAAAAACACAGATCCATTTCTATTGGTCGCAGAACGAAGTGTAATTCCAGTATGATCTGTTGTTGCAATTGTTAAATCATCCGCATTACTATGACCTTCAGTATCGGTGCCTAAAAGAACTTTATTATTAAAAGTCGATATACCAGCCACAACCATACCAGCGTTCGGTGCCAAGGCAATATTGACACTTCCTGAATCTGAACTTTGTAAATTGTGGGTCTTTAATGTTGACATTAGCGTCTCATTGGTAGATGTCTATGCTTGTCTTTGATTTCTTGTGATGTTGCATCAATAATAGGGCCAGCAACTTTCATGCTTTCGTAAGGAAACTTTGCTTCCATTGCTCTGACATACTTATATTCTTGAAGATCTGCAAGTGCTTTAACTTTTGCTGCTTCATCATTACTATATTTATTTTGAATAATCTCCTCTCCGTAAAAAAACTGCCATATAGTTTTATCCGAGTAAGTATCATCCATAAATGGTATGTGTTGAATTAAATCTTCATACTCAACTATACTAAAACCATACTGATTAATATCTTGTTTAAATTGTTGATAATCACTATTTTTTTCCTCAACAGGAATAAAAAGATTATCTGATATTCTTCTTAAATAAGTTAAATGAATTTTGTACATGATTAAAACTCTGCGTCTCCGTATATATTTGATTGCTCACCGTAAAAATAAATTCCAATTGAATGTCCACCAGTCCAACTATTTCCCATACTACCAAAAGTGATTCTTACAGAATCCGTCAAAGGTTCCTGCATCGCTAAAGTTCCCCAAGCTCTCCATCCCTGAGTAGAGTATACTCCTATGGTTCCATCAGCACCAGCAGGATTAGACAATGTGCCATTATAACCACAACTAGGTGTGGTTCTTTTTTTAACTTTCCAAAAAACATTTGTGCTACCAACATTTCCACCCCAACTCCAACAAGCAAGACCACCAGTCGGAGAAAGTATTTCATAATATCGTTGACATAGTGCAAGTTCAGTAGAAAAAGGTTTTGTTTCAAACGGAGTAGCCACTGTTCCCTCTTCAACTTGAACATCTGTTATGAATATCATATTGTTAACATGTCCGAGGAAATTCTTTTGGTTTGATGTAGTTGCCTTGAAAGCACCCCAACTGTCTGCAGAACCATGATGATCAGTACCTGCTGCAAGAAACCAAGCAAATCTGCATGATGCATCATTTTGTGTATCCCAAGATCCACTAGTGTCTCCCGGAAATGTAAGAGTAACTCTCTTCCAAACATTAATCGCATCAATTGTATACTCTTTAATATATGCACGGTTGTAATAACCTGCGTTAGTGCATTGTACACAATATGTTCCAGTTACATTTCCTGCTGATGCTCCTGTTGCAAGAACACTAAAAGATAAGGTGACACTTTTTGCTGCTGATGTTCCCCATCTCAGATCCTGCCAATTAAAACCCTCAATAATTTGGGCCAACATAGATTGTTGACTTGATGATAAACTAGTATCTGCAGTTGTTACTTTTATTCTTTGTGAAGAATGACTGCTAGGATTAGTTCCAGCTGTTGGATACATTCCATGAGTTCTAGTTGCTGTCATCACTGCCTCAGTGTTTTCATAGACCTTCCATCTATCAAGAGTTTTAGTCCAATTATTATGATTTAAAGTTGTTTCTGTATCACCAATTCTTTGAGCAATTGTCATGCCTCCATTATGAATACGGTTACGATGTGCATATTGTGATGTTCGTGTGAGTCCCTCACCACTACCACTGAATGATGTTGCAGTACAGATTCCGGTTACGACAGCCCCTGTGTTGGTGGTTTCAATCTTCTTTGAATTATTAAAATACAACTCTACTTGTGCATCTTTAAGTGCGTTTACCATCGGATTACCGCCACCTTGGAGAGTGACCTTTGTTCCATTGACAGTTCTTATTTCTAAATTACCTGTACCATGATCCTCGATCATGCTATTAGAACCATTATGATACAGTTGCAAATCCGACGAAGCTCCGAAAGATAATTTTGCATTATCTCCAAACTCTAATTGGTTATCTGACGAATCCCACAAGACATCATATGATCCTCCCTCTAACTTTAGATCATTTGAAAAAGTAGTTATACCTGTATATACATTATCTCCATTACTTAATAAGGCAGTTCCACTAGTTGGTAGATTAAGTGTCAAGTTACCAGCATCCGCTGCTGATGATATCTCAACATATCCACTATTACTACCAGTGAGTTTTATCTTTGACATATCTTTTTAATTATTTATCATCCTATGAGAAAACCACTGAAACTAGCATAATTATGTCCAAGATGACCAGAGTGTGCTTGCATATAACAATCAACATAATCGTTAGCAGCTAAATTAAATACCCAACTACCACTTTCCATTATCCAATAATCGGAATGATTATGTCCAATATAACCAGCAACAGTTCCATTTACTCTAATTAAATATATTGTGTAACTATTTGTAGAACTATTAGTTAACATTCTTGCATTAATTTGATATTTACCAGCAACAGGTGCTGTAAATCTACCATTCGATGTGCTGTAATGATTACCAGTATTATGATTATGAATTGATGATGTATCACCAAAAACAATTGTTCCTACGTTTGAATTTATTTGTCCACCACTTGATGTGACATTAAAAGATGGTTGATTTGGTGTTGTTACATGTCCATATTTGTTGATTCTCATTGACTCACCATGTCGATTTCCTTGCCAGTGAGTTTCAAAGAATATCTCATCACTTCCACCACCACCATCAGCAAATCTATGAAAACATACTGCTGATCCACCTGATACTCCAGTGTTATAAGACCCAGATGGTAGTGCAGTAATTCTACTTGTAGTTCCAGTAGGATTAACAAATCTCATGTTACCAGAGATTCCTAATTTTTCAACAGGAGCTGTATTGTTAATACCTATTGCACCACCATTTGTAATTGTAAATACATTATCACCATCACCACCTACAGTTAAATATCCACGATTATCTGCCTTATCATATCCTAAAATAATACAATTATCTGTAGGTGATGCCATATTATCACCAAGATATATTTGAGGATCTGCACCACCAGTTCCCTCAAATGAAGCGACTACTTGTTGATCTGTTGTAACTTGTAATCTTGCATTATTATTTTGAGAAGTGGTTCCTATCAGTGTTCGACCACTTGAGTCGATGCGAACTTTCTCTGTTGGAGCAGAACCATTCGGTCTTGTCAGAAATGCCATGTAAGAACCATAATTTCCAGAGGTTCCATCTTCTTTTAGAGTTCTTATAGCACCCCAAGTTCTTGCAGTTCCACCATCATGTCCACCAAAAACTAATGTTCCTCCAGTATTAATTGCACCACTTGTTTCACTCCCTTCTAAGTATGCCTGACCATCATAAACAGTGGACGGACTTCCACCTTTCACATACAACATTTGATTGCTTGGGTAAGTTGTCGTTGTGTTAATTAAAACTCGGCCACTTGAGTCGATGCGAATTTTTTCAGTATTACTTACTTTAAATATGTGTTGTGCAGCATTTATAACTAAATTTTTATACGCAGCAAACCCTGTGGTTCCAGAATGAATTGTATTTTCTGAAGAGGTATTATTTAAAAATAAATGACCATTAGAACCGTCATCAATTATAAGTTTATTTTTAAAACTTGATGCAGCATCTGTGATACGAAATCTTTCACCACCATTAGTTTCAAATGTAATTGTATCGCTAGAGGGAAATCTTATTGATGTGTTAGTATCTCCAGTATGAACTATTTTATCTGCAACATCTACATCGCCTACTATCGTAACAGTGCCACCAGCAGTACCAATCCCTATCGCAGTTCCGGTTGATGGTAATATAGTATTGACTTTAAGATTACTAGACATTATATTTTTTAATTATTTATTATGAAACATAGAGAGTATATTGTCCTGATAATACCACTCCATTAACATTATCTCCTCTCGCCCATGTAGCACCATTACCAAGTCCATTACTCTCATAAAATACTGGATTTCCACCTCCAAGTGACACAAACCAATCACTAATAGTATTGTTGTATTGCCTTATTCTTGCATCTTGATGTTGCACACCAATACCAGAAAAAGGTAATGCTAGTCTAGCAAAATAATCAGAAGAACTTACACCACCAGTTACATTCATATAATATTGTAGATGCACCATTCTTCCAATTTTAACATAAGTACCTGATCTTGCCCCATATGTTATACTACCTCCACCAACATCAAATGAAACTGCTGGAGTCCATGAGCCTTCTTCATAATCGTCAAGCAGTTCGCTTGTCATTCCACTTGTGTCACTAGTTGCAGAGAAGTCAACACCATAAGCATTTGCAAACTTTAAATTACCAGCAGTGATGTGAAAATTACCATCACCATTCATCTCAAATTTTTTGTAAGATGGTGAGTGAATATTAGGTCTACCTCCACTACCACTGTATCCACCATAATGGAAGTTTAGACTATCACCTCTTACAGGCCCATCAGGTGATACACTCCATACATTATAATTGCTTGTAGTTGGGCCTTGAACAAAGACAAGACCATACTCTGGGTGATTACTATCATTATATGTACTTGCGAGCATCAATCCTGTAAGATTTCCATGATTACTCATTCCAACACGATCATTTGAATACATCGCATCACCACCAGTAAAGGTATGACCTCCGCATTGGAATCTATTGAAAGGAGATCCAATCAGAACACCTAATTTATTATCTTTTATTGTTACAGCCTGCGATGTTCCGCTAAAGAATCTATATTCTTGATTGTTACTTGAATCAATATTAATCTGAAAACCATTACTTACACCAGAAATTGCACCAAAGAGTGTATCACCAGAATTACCAGAGGCAAGAATACTTCTAACATGACCATTAGGTTCAATACCAAATGAACCTGCTGCACCAAGAGATGTGCCACCTACAAGGAAATTTCCACTTGAGTCAACACGAGCTCTTTCTGTACCAGATGCATTATCAAATCTGATAAGATCAGATTGTATTTGTAATGCTCCTGTGGTATTAACAATATTAGAGGAACTACCAGTATGAACAAGTTGCAAATCTTGACCAGCACCAATTTTGATATAATCATTATCATTAGGCATCTCAAAATTACCAGTAGATGTGATCTTAGCTCTTGTTGATCCTCCAGTCTCAAATGAGATCGTATCAGCAGCAGGGAATCTGATTGCAGTATTTGTATCTCCAGTGTGAATTATCTTATCTGCTATTGATACATCACCTTGTGCGTCTATTGTACTTCTTGCAGTTATAATACCAATTGAATCTACGTTTGTAACATCTTGATATGTTAAAACTCCACCTACATCTAAATTATTGAACGTCGATACACCTGTTGTTGTATTAAAATTTACACCATTTAACTGTAGGCCAGCGAGTGTTCCATTTGAACGAAAGAAATTTATCTCATTCGCTTGTGCAGTTATACTTGTGATTCCCGAAACACTATTAGGTCTAATTACAGTCATTTATTTACCTCCATTCTTTATTTATTATACCACCACAAGAGTTGATCCTGTTGCGACATCTATTGTTGCTCCTGCTGCGACTGTGGTTGGGCCAATTAACAGAGCATTTTTTCCAGTTCCGATTGACACTGAAGTATGAATATTAGAATCCAGCGTAAGTAGTCCCTCTTGAATAGAAATATTACCACGAACTTGAAGTGCTCCCTCTGATGTTGCTGATCCAGCGATAGTGGTTGTATTAATACCAACTATCTTTGTAGTGTGAACACCAACTGAATTTGCTGCGAACGTGCCACCAGCACCAGCTATTACGGTTATTGTTTTGGATGCACCAGATCCACTCGCGGTTATGTTACCACCAACAAAATTAAGTGTTGTTGCTAGAGTTGATAAAGAGGATCCCTCTTCCTGAATCGTAATACCGGAAATGATGCCGGTAAGTTGTGAACCATCTCCTTTAAATTGAGTTGCAGTTACAACACCAACTGCATTTATACCACCAGCAAGAACTTTGATTCCTGTTCTTGCAGTAACAATACCAACGGAGTCAACATTCTTTACGTCTTCATATGTTAAAGTTCCACCGATGCTAACATCGCCTGAAAATGTAGCTGCAGCAGCGACTATATTTCTTACAGTTATATCATCTGAGTTTGTTAAAACTACATCACCAGTCCTACCAAAAACAGACGTAACTAAATTTGTAATATCTCCACCGCCACCACCGGCAAAACCGATATGTCTGACCTGAATTAAAACACCGGTTGGAGGTGCGTTTGTAAATGATAAAACATTTGCTGATACATTATATGATCTTGTTGTTGATGTATCAGATGGATATTGAACTACACCATCTAAAGTAACTAAAATATTTCGATTATCAGGAGGTGTTTTTGATAAAGTAAAGTCTGTTGTGCTTCCATCTCCAGTAAAATTATCAATTGCATTATCAGATATCTCAAATGATGATGCATTGCTAGCCATAATGCTACCAAACACTTCATCGGTTGTCGCAGGTGCTGTTGAAAATACAAGCACAGAATCTGGAGCAATACCGATACCAGATGATGGGGAAGCAGAGTCATGTGGTTGCTGTAAAACACCATTAATTGAAATTACTAGTTGTGATGCACGAGTAACTTTTGAGTGAGACCCATTATTATGTGTGATTTTAAACTTTGTATTAACACCATCAAACGCTACATTAATTGTATGAGAAGTTCCAGTACCAAGTCCAGTTAAGTTTATTTGTGTTCCACTGTTTGCGTTTGATAAACTTGATGCAAGTCTAATTAAATTACGATCAACTTTAATGATATAATATACACCATCAGATAAACCAGTTATCGCTGTTCCACCACCATCATTATAAGTTACTCTTTGTCCAGTTATAAAACGATGCTCTGGAATATTAATTGTATCATTTGTTAGATGCACTATTGATGTTGAAGATCCATCAAAAGTTGCAGTAAAAGATGATAGCGTATCTAAAATACGAAATGTATTATTTTCTCCCGCTGTAGGTCTTAAACCAAGATATGCCATTATACTTTTTAGTTATTTATGATTGTTTAAATGAAATGCCCGTGACTGTCACACCTTTAATTGATGGTTCAGTTGGACTGGCTGTCTTATCACGAAGTATTCTTTTCTGAGCACCTCTCATATTGTATGATCCTGTCCAGTAAGTTGTTTGTGAATCATCAGGATACTGATCAGCATAAAGAGCATCAGAGACTACAACTGATCCTTGCTCAAAGAGAAAATCTTTTACCTGTCTAGATGTTGCGGATGGATTTGTTTCCAAATAAAGTGCAATCAAACCTGTAACCACAGGTGCTGCTGCAGAGGTACCATTGAAATTAGTGTCAAAGTAATCAGATCCAGTCGTGCTACTCGTATAATTGATTCCATCATCAGGTCGGGCAAAGTCTTCGTACGAGGAAACTCCATTTGTTCCAGCAGATAATGTTTCATCGGCAGGAGCCCAGACATCAATACCAGGCCCATTATTAGAATAGTCTGCTTTTGTTTCTGCAAGTGCAGTCGATCCTGAGTATGGGAGGGATCCGTTTGCAACATACTCCTCCATTGCTCCTACACATATGGTTGGGTGAAAATCAGTCGTGCTATCAAAACCATTTCCCTGTGGATTCATCCAGTCACGATGATTACATGGCACTGTCCCTGATGGAAACTCAGATCTTGGATCTGTTGTACCGTAATAATTATCTGACATGTAATTTAGACGATCCACATCATTCGCACCCACACCAAGTCTTTGATTATTATTACCTGCTGCTGCGACATATATTACACCTGTTGCCATCATCTCACTTGCTGCTGTATCTATTGAGTTTGATCTTGAAGATGAAGACCATGATCGATAAGCACCAACTACCTGATTGTTCAAACCATCTTTCATCGCAGTTACCTGATTACTGACCGATGCATTACCTGTAAATGTCCCTGTGCTACCCTGAAACTTATATGAAACAGTGTTACCTGAAGAAAATGCTGCCTGATAACCCCAACTACCATTAATTACAGTTGGATTTTTACGACCCGTTAATGAATTGGTAGGTTTGTTCTGATGAAATATCTTCATTAAATCATAATTTGCTTCAATACCCAAACTAACTGCGTCACCAATACCCGGCATGTTCCATATATTTGCCTCAAATGCTAATCCAAAGTTATTACCAGCAGCAAGTCCAGCACATCCAGTCCCATGCCCACTTGTTAATCCACTTATAGTACCACCAACACCCATAGCATTGTTCATCGTATAAGCATTAGGTATCGCTACAGTTCCTACTGATGAAAATGATCCTGATCTTTTTGATGCGTCCTCCCACCATTCATGGGCTGCTGTTGTAGCGATTCCAACTCTTCCATCTGCTTTTGTATATGTGAGACTGTTAGAATTAAAATAAGCAGGATCAATAGTATATGGCCCGTCAAGAACGATATCAGATA